TCACAAAACATCTTTTCAGTAAAAAACTGACCGATGTTATAGCCAGCGTATATATTCACCCAATATTCTTTCATTCGACATCCTCCCCACACTTCACACAATAGGGGACGTAGCCATCTGCTCCCCATCTAACCTTCCATCCTGCATCACTAGCACAATTATTTAACTGAGCAAAGCTCTTTGTGCCAGGATCAAGAATAGCTCCACAACCACACTCATAATAAATGTGGGCACCTGGATTAGTATAAGGATTATGAGTAGGTTTCAAATTGGCTCGCACCTTTTCAATAGGAGCAGTAGTCCATCCCGTTCCCCATCCGCTCATTTGCGCGCTCCTGCAACTGTCAATTCCCTGACCCTGCCCGACAAGATATCGTCAACCATCTCCTGAGGCATTTCAGGCGCCTTTGGGCAAAGCATATCCATAATCTGCTCAGGACTTTCCTTCACAAACAAATAGCTCTGCCCCATGATTTTCAAATGCGTGTCGCGGCCTTTAGAACTTTTATTAAAGGTTTGCACATGAGCAAAGTTGACCCAAATAAGAAACTCGCTAGGAGCACCCTTAGCGTCCTTGCGCAACTCAGTAAGTTTGATAATCATTTTGCGTTACTCAGCTTTGCGTTAAGTTGATTGATATATGCACGATTGCAGTAGTCGTACAGCCTTTCATCCTCTGATGCAATGCGCAAGGCTTGCACCAGAACATGAATATCTTTAGCTGATAGTTTTACTGTTGCGCCGTCAACTGTCATGACGCTTATTCCATGCTTCAGCAGCTTCAATTTTACGACTAAATCTTGCAGTCATTTGATAAGCAATACAATCTTCATCACCATTGGCGCATCCAACTGACCATGTTGTATGAGGATATTTGTCAGGAGTAATCTCTTCAAATTGAGCAGGTCCACCACAAAATGGACACGGCTTTAATTCTAACTTATTCATTCTTCCACCTCGTAACCTGATCCAAGAATGTAAGATAATTTTTCAATATTCTTATATCTATAACTAGCTTCACCAAATGCAGTATCAATTAATCTTGCAACAATATTAGATAATTCTACATTACTTTGAACAGCATCCTCAACAGCAGAAGGAACATCATTAAATTCTTTTATTTGCATAAGAATACCACATTCCCATATTTCTTTAGTTATTTTCATTCTGCTCTCTCCACAGTAATTTGTGTGTACTTGCCCCAAAGGACAGAACGATAATCAGAACCTTTAGTAAGGCTAATACAAACCCTATTGCTAGGCAAATGCACGCTATTCAAGATAGTGCCTTCAACCTTCTCACCACTACCCACAATATCACCAGCCTTCAAATGCTGGGCTTGAACTTTGATTTTCATATTTAACCCCATTATTGAAACCATACTTAAACTTTTTCCAACATTTGACACATATAGGCTTTTTATCTTTAGTGAATTTAAAATTGCTCTTTACCAATGACGATGTAGGCATACGCCAGCTATAAAATACAGAGCAATCAGGATCAGAGCAAACCCAACCACTAGCCATTGGAATTAACCTCCAACCTAATAGCAGGCTTATTGCCGCCGTGAATACACTTCCAAATGAGGTATTGAAAGATATGATGTGAATAATCAGACATCACAGCGCTCCCGTAAATCCGCTGCGACTGCATGGAAGCCGCGAAGGGCATTCGCGAAAGCTTGGCGGTATGTGAGGAAGGGCGCAAACTTGAGGGAAAGCTTAGCCTCTTTGTGCGCTGCATTAAACATTTGAGATTTAGACATTTCACGCGCTCCATTCGTTCGATGCAAATCATAATAGCGGTTTAGAAATTAAAGTCAACACAAATAATCATCAGCCTCTAAAAATTCTTCCCAGTTATATTCTTCCATTGGTTCTATGTAGATATAGCTCTCATACTCTCCCCATCCTTCATGAATTATCAATACTTCAAATGGATCATATTCGTCTATGTCTTGGCACATTAGTTATTCTTCAATTGTTCCAGGAATAATCCAGCAGCAATCACTAGGACCATCTTCAAATTCATCAGCCCAATAATGCACAAAACTAGCAGTAAATTGTTGAAGTAGTCCATAACCATAACTGTACATATACATCACACGTACCCCAATCTAGCTGCAACTTCTGGATACTTTTCTATCAAAAATTCTTTATCGTCGCTACCATGTTCGTGCAGGATATAGCTCTCGTCACTACGCAAACCAGCCAATCCATGTAGCTCTGAAGACGCTCGGCCACAGTCCTCATGAGCGCGATATGTACAAAAGCCATCGAATGTATGAACCTGCCTCCTATACCTATCACCCACATTAATTAACCTAAGACACTGATCACATGTCTTGACCTTCCTGCATGTTCTAATGCCGTCGCTCAGTATATAGCTCATACTTGGTCCCTACGCCCGCCTTCCCTGCGAGCCTGATCATTCAGCCATGAGATAGCGGCAATCGACACCTTAACATCTTTGCAGGCTTCAAACCAAGCCTTACGCCATTTATAAGCGTCATCGGTGCTGCAATTAGCCAGAGCATATAGCGTTGCTTGACGATCAGTCATCGCAATTATTTTATCTAAGGTCATCACAGCCTCAACAGAAAAAGTTTAATGGCGGCTTCCTCATCAGCATTGTAACTGGATTGGGTTAGCCTATCGAACAATTCTTCTTTAGTCCACTTAGTAAACTTATTTTCCCAATACCGTTCAACAGCATCCTTACTATCCTTCAGGCCCATACCGGTGATATCGCGATGATAACGAATAGCGTCAAGCTTACTAATACCTTCAGCCATATGCTTCATGAGAGCTTCAACCTGCTCATTCTTCGGATAGATCAGCTCCGGGGCTTGCTCCGGCACGTCAACATCAATAATCTCATCCAAGCTTTCCACAGTAAGCTGCGTAAGTCGATTGCCGCTATTGAGCACCTCAGTGAGATACGAGACCAGCCAAGCAAACCTAATCTTATCGAGCTTCATTTGTCATTCTCCTTATTAGGTAATGATAGAATAATAATAGACATGGTGACGAGGATTACAAGGGCAGATGCAGCTATAAATAACATTTACAGTCTCCTTACATTACCATAGCCAGCTAGCATTTGAATTAAAAATACCCCATAGGGCCTTACCCATCTATATTCGCTGAACCTTGTGCCAGCTAGAGTAGGTGCCTATGGGGTTTGCTACACTAATTGGGGTTAGCTAGCAAGAGTTAAACTTTAGACCATTCTCCGGCCTCTTAGTATACAATCAAAATATACATGATCAGCACAACAGCGCCAAGCGACAAAGGCAAAGCTGTTGCCAAATACATCAACACTTCGTGCGAGATCATTTCTCATTCTCCATTAAGAATTAAAATTAGTGGGTTTGATTGGGTTAGTCAACTAACTTTATGCTCCAACAATCACTTCGCGAGTAACGCCGCGATAAGATGCACCAGAGCCATCCTTAGCAACCCAAACAGCCTTGTAAATACGGCAAACCTTACCATTCATATCATCGTAACGAGCAACCAAAGCTTCTGCCCAAATCTTAAGCTCAGAGACAGTGTTGAAGTGACCAACGAAACCATCCAGTTCAGCGCGATACAACATTTGTTTGCTCCTCAGTTGATACACACACTATAGACCTACAATTGATTGCTGTCAAGAGTTATTTTTAAAATAAATAGCAGCTACTTTTTTATAAATTTGCTGTAATGGCTCATAGTCAGGATCACCTTTCCTAATTGATCCTTGAATTGATAAAACCATATCAATTGTTTGCACAAGCGCTCTTATTTGAGCGATGGTCAATTCTATTTTCACTCCCATTCATCATCTCCCTGAGACAGCATATCAACTTCAAACCCGCGAGAACGCAACTCAGCAGCAACTTTTTCTGCTTCAGCAGCAGGATAAGAACCAGCATTTATCCAAATATCGTTAACCCAATATCCAACCTGTACCATTTGCTTGCTCCGTTGTTTGTGCATTCAACATAGCAGTAATTCAGCTAGTGTCAATAGCTATTTTTGAGAAAGTTAAATTATTTTAGTTCCACTCAGAAGACCAACCATTATCAATATCTTTTACAATTGAAATTAATTTGGCGTCAGCCATGTCGCACAATTCAATCCAACCATTTCTATAGTCTCCCTGCTCGCCGCGATACCGTCGTGCGATAACATCTAAGTTATGCTCAGCTACCGCAGCGAAGTGATCACGGTGCTTCCAAGCAAACGCTACTTGCTCGTCAACGGTCATCCACTCGTTTGCTTGAGGCGGCACTAGGCCGCCTCAATGTTGTATTCGGTGCGGCCGACGAACCAACCTTCAACGATGTTGAGGATCGGGCCGAAGGGCAGCTCAGTCGGCAAATCGACCGTGTATGAGTCGTCAAGCATGGCCTGGCGGGCAGATGCGACGTTAGCGAAGATGCCGAGGTCAGCGGTCTTGCGGCCTTCTGCGTCGAACTTGGTGAGGCGGTAGGTCATTTGCTTTGCTCCAGTTGATTTAGATACAATAATAGCTCTACAAACCAATTGCAAGCACTATTTTCAAATTATTTTAGTTCAACACCACAAACCGAACAAATGCAACAAATGCGGCTGCTGATCCAATAGCCAAAGCTAGGGCAATAACGAGCACAACAGCGATTAGTCCAATAGTTGACAATATCCACAGCATTTCTAGCTCCTCTTTTTTGGTATCACTCTGACAAGATATGCAGGCTTTTCCATCGTATTGCGAGATATCCTTTCTTTTAAGTCTTCTGAAGTCCTTTCATGACAATAATAATTTAAAGTCTTCTTATCTTTAGAATAGAATGCTCCTACTACAAATTCAGAAGGTATCTTTTTCAAGGTTGGCAAAATAGTTTTAGGCATTTCAGCTCCTATCAAATTCTTCTATTTGAATTCTTTGCAACTCCTCGAAACACAACTTTCTTTGATCGATTAGGACAATTCTCATACATTCGCTGAACTTGTCCCAATTCAGTTCCATATAGCGCTCCCAATTCTCCAGGTCACGCCTCGCAGCCATTTGTCGAAAACTCATAACAAGTTCCATTTCTAGATAGCCTCTAGGATCGCTTGCGGTGATCACTGAGAGGCGTTTCGAGGTCAGACCCCGGAAACAACCCCTCAGCTATAAAACTCACCAGCGACCACGGCTGCTCGTTTACAGAGTAAAATTGAGAATGAAGATACCGAAACCATCTGCGTCAACACCAAGCTCAATCGAAGCCAAGGCACCTTCAGCAGTCAGGATGATCCTGGTGATCTGATCAGCACGATAACCCTTGGAAGTAGCAAGAGCGACAGCTTCAGCCTGGATTTGATAAGACATCTTCATTCTCCGTTGCTTCGTTCGCTTCAATACACATACAATAATAGGCTGACATTTGATTGTCAACCTATTATTTTCATTCTGACCAAATTATTTTTATGCCTTCTGCTTCATAAGCTTCATCGCATCTTCATAGCTCATCGTTTCTTCGATGACTGCATGATCGATGTAATCATTTCGATATCGGGATACTTCCTCAGGAGTTAGCCAATACGTCCATTGACCAGACTTGAGCTTAAAGCGAATGCGACGGCTAGTATTCATTTCAGTTCCTCTATAGCTTCATAGATTTTATTAGCATCACTGCTATTGATTTTCTTCCAAAGTATCACTTTGGCTAGCAATCTTGCCACTAACAACAATAATTTGCGCTCTGGTTCACTCACCTAATACCTCCGAACCAAAACCAATAAGCAATCCACATTTTAGCCCATTCATCAAGCTGAGACCTTGATTTGGCTAGTTTAGCTTCACGATACTCTTTCAGATTAACTACGTTGCTCATTTCCAATCCCTTCTATGATTAGCTCCATTTATGCGTTCCTTCATTTCTTTAACCTCTCGACAGCACAATACAATTCACCATCATCTATTTCGTATAGAGCAGCCTCGATTGCAGCATTCCAGATATCATTAGAAATTTCTACTGGTACATTTTTAATTTCTACATTTTTATTATTCTTTTCACACCTACACTTTCCAGGTGATACCCATACTGTATCACAACACGGACAATAGCCACCATCTTTAGGTTTGCTGATATCCATATATTTGCTCATTTCTTTAGCTTTCTGATATTCGCTGCTGAATTAATCTCAGCCACTTTAGCAGCAGCTTCAATTGCGGCATTCCAGATTAGTCTTAATTCTTTTTCGCTACACTCAAGAATGATCTTCTTAGGCTGCACGTCATCTAGGTTATCGTCAGTCATCACTCACTCTCCTTTGTGCCCACAGTATTCTTTTGCAGGAATTTTATCAGCTCACCCGCGTCGTCACCTTCCAAGTGAAATATATTCCAACATTTATCTTGCCATATCTCTATAATAAATATTCCATCACCAGTATAGCTAACATGCATTTTGCCGTCATCGTATGTGCTTAAGAATTTCATCTCTTCATCCATGACTTTCAGGCTCCTTTGCATCAACAGTATTAGAAAGCCAGGGAGCAGGGCCCTGTTCCTGAGGCTCAGGATCGGGCAATCTGCCGATCTCAAAGCCCTGGTCACCCCAATCGATAACCCTAAACTTTTTTCCAAGAGTTTTTCCATACTTGCTGGCTTGTGTCCTCAGCTTCTTTAGATTTCCAGCAGATGCCGGCAATCCAAAGGACTTTCCTACAGGCACCTTGTCCCAGTCTCCATAATCCTTCTCAGATTTGCTCTGAAGGTTTCTAAGCCTTTCCGAACTATCAGGGTATTCTACCATAATTTCCTTCCTTTTTTCGAAAACGATTGCTTTAGATTACTAAGGTTCCGGCAAAAAGTCAAGAAAATTTCCACGATTTCTTCAAAATTTCTCAGGATTTCTTAGTCTAGTATGGTTTTATCCGGCTCCTTGGTATCTACAACCCCTTGAAATCCTTATATTTAGTATAAATAGTATATATAGTATATATATAAATAGGTACTTATATAGGGGGGTAGAGGGGGTCAGGGAGGCCTATCTCAAACCATACTATATCCAAGACGCCCTATTTTGCATTTAGTGTAGACATTTCAATGACTTAGGCCCATACTAAGGGCCTCTCCGGCCATACTATTCATACTAGACGCAACAAAATTGCTAAATGAAAATCAACAGAAACAAACAAAAGATGGATTTCTCTATTGATTTAAGCCTCATCAAAGATAGATGGATGAATACCGAAAGCTTTTTGAGTAGTGCCATATTTTTCAACAAATTTAGGACCACCCGAGATAATCAATTTACCATTGTCCACCAATTGTTGAATTGCTCTCTTAAGGGCCACGCTCTCCCCGGCTTTATCATTTCTAAATGCGGCCATCTTTAAAAGCCTCGTGCTGAGATAAGTATTAGAAATGATCTTGTCATTATGCAGAGCAGCGTTAGCTTGATACTTAGAGACATAGCTAAAATCTTTTTCAACATATTCTTTAACTACTCTAATTATCTCTTTGCGCTGCTTTAATTCGAACGAATTGCTACCTACTTCACCAGCCTCGAAACGCTCAGTCAAAGTAGCGATATCATTGCATACAAGATTAGCCGCCCAATTCATGGCAGCTTCATTAATTGTGGGCTCAATCATATTCTCACCGACAGCAATCAATGCTGACAGCTTCAACACTTTTATGTGCGCTCTATTCCAAAGCTGTCGAATAACTTCCTTATTGGAGTTATTGATTTTTGTATCAGCAAACTTATCAAAATCAAAAAGCAGCTTCGCTGCCCCAGGTGTTGACTGCACATTGATAACGCGACGAGGGTTGCTGTGATTTACAGTTTCACATTGCGCCGCTAAGGCTGCTAGCCTTTCAACCAAACTAAAGTTAGGAATGACTGAAGTGTGAGCCTCGTTGAGAGGAGGACGATTGCCTTTGTACTCAATCAACAGAAAGCGAGGAAGCAAGCCCTCGCTAATCATGTCCTCATTCAATGCACCATAAAAGCGTTCCGGAGTGCTTTCACCAAGGATGCTAAAAGATGGTGACGGTACAGCAGACGTATTGTTAGCCTTGTCTGAATATACCGAGGCGTGCAATATCTCAGAATGTCCAGACTTGTTATAAAGATCAAGAAACATTCTCCGTAAAGAAACTTCCGAACCATTCGCATTCGGGCTGCTCATTTGTTGAAGTCTCAAACCGAATTCACCTAATAGAGAGATGAACGATTGAGACTGATTGCCAAGATATTTAAATAATGCTGAGCCGGAGCTAATTTCAGAAGGGCCAATAAAGCCGGTAGAAGTCGGCACCTGCATCTTAATTGTATTCATCAGTTTATTGATGCCAGATGCAGCAGCTTCCTTGCCTGCTCCAGTCATAGCCAGAAGCAACACATACTGATTTAGTCCGGTACCAGAGATATTGTATGCTCTGCCTGTAATGCCTGCCATTAAGCCAATTGCAGCAGCTAGGGCCACCTCAGGCACAGGACGAGGGGCGGCGCTGTAAATAAATTGTGCCATCTCGCCTAGCAGACCAGGAGGTAAGTCTAGCGCTGGAGTGGTAGTCCCGGCAGGATTTGAACCTGCGACCAAACCGTTATGAGCGATTGGCTCTGACCGCTGAGCTACGGGACCGTTAAGATTTAGATTATCTTCATATGGCCCAACACCATCATTGCTACTGTTAGAACCATTAGCGCTATCATTCCTGCTAGATATCTGTCCATTGTTTAACCTCTGTTGGTTTCTAGTAAGCTTATCTTCTAGTGCCTTCTTATAGTCACCTAAATCAATCGGCGCAACCTTTTGATCGAAAGCCTTGTTGATAGTATTAGTGCGATAACTTTTATTTGTATTAAACTTCGGTCGCATCAATTTTGAATTGCGGAAAATTCTCTCCACTTGCGACTTGCTGTCAGTGTAATAAGCAATAATATTCACAAAAGCTTGATCAGCCTCAGATTGTGACTGATATGATCCTGCCCACACTCCAGCCTCAAGATCGCAGAAGGTCGCAGCATTATGCTTGCGCGCTAGCTCTAGAATTTCTTCATCTGTGATTGTTTCAGGCTTGCTATCGACAACAGGATGATGTGTGCCATTAAGAACACCTCCCATTTGTTGCCACAATTGATTGAGTAGCGGCTCGTAATAACCGACAGGCTTAGCGTTATGCACCTTCCCTGTCATGGTGAAGTATCGACCAGACGGATAAAGCTCTATGTAATTGGTGCGCCTTCCATCCGGAACTTTACCTTTAACGATAATGTGCAAGCCTTTACCTGAAGGGCTTACTTCAGAGTAGCTATCGAATTCATGTGCAATTTTGATCTGTCTATTTAGATCAGATTGGTAATTAGGATTTGGAGAACCATCCGCCAAAAACGATGGGTCATCCAAATCAATTCCGCTATAATCGGTGCCAGTGAATATAAACCCCAAGCCATCATAGCTACCAAGAGCCAGGACATTAAAGCACTCATCAAAAGTACTAAACGTTTCTGGATTGGTGACACTGCACTTATATCCATTCGGCTGATAAGGAACCTTAGTCGGTTTGCGGCCGTCAACGTGTACAAACTTCCACAAGCACCAGTTTTTAAGCGAACGCAATTCTTCTGGAACGTTAGAATAGTTTCCAAGCATGATCATTCCCGGCTAGTGAGGATACTAGCTAAAACTTTAATAATTAAGACTTAGTTAATTGGCTTAAACGTTCGATATCAGCTTCAATTTCCTGCTCTGCTTTGAGAGCATGAATAGTTAACCGCTTCATCACTTGTGCGATGGATAAGCGCTGCTTCAGCCGCTTTTCCAGCTTGGAACGCAGCAATTCGATATCATCAACAGCACCATTGGTGATGCTGATCGTTAACCGCTTAGGAGTTGTGGGCATGCTGGTTTTCTCTGATTTGGCGTCACTCGAAAGAGGTACTTCCCTAAGGTACAATGGGTCAAGAAAAATGAAGCATTGACGCACAATTTTTTTGGGGATATCTCTTAAACCATTCAAAAGCCCTTGCAGGGGCTTGCCAACAGGAACAAAGGAGAGCATATGAGCCGACTACTTAAAAAGTAGCAGCGTCCTAAGCTGAGGCTAAACAATCTAGCGAGCACTACTAATTCAAATTAATGAAAAATATAAATATAACAGGGATAAATGTAATGAGTAATCCTTGGCTACCTGGACTGCTGAGACAGCTATCTAAGAACCAGCTAATCAAGACGTGGCAATATGACGACGCCTTGAAAGAAGCCGCTGCTGAATTGGAAAAGCTGGAAAGAATAGAAAAAGCTTTACTAAATGCTTCTAAGGAAGAAATATTTAAAATTCTAAGTGAGACGACTAAGCATTGACAACGTATTGCATGGATGCTAAGGCATCTGTGCAATACACTTTAATGAGGAATATGAAATGAGTGAAATGACCGTAAGGCTGATTGGCTCAGATATGGAACTTCACGCAGAAGGAAAACTTTCAAACAAATTGCTGGAAACAATAAGCATTATTGAGCGAAATAGCCGTCTTTATAGGTTCACAAAATTTCACAAGGATGTGGCTGAATTTTGTGAATGTGAGCAGCCTTATGTCTTGACGGAGTTTTAATCTAAATCGAACTAAATCAACTTTTAATGAGGGATAGACAAATGAGTGAATGGAACAATAATCTTAGCTGGAACACAACTTACGCTTTTCCTGATCAGAATGACGCTGCCCATTCAAAGCCTGATCCTATGGAAAGCGGTTGGAATACTCAGCCGGTTAACCCTCAGCCTAGCAATCCTTGGGATGCTATGAATGAGGACGCTCTGTTGCTCCTTTGGAATGGCAAGAAAGCTGCTATCGAAACGGCTAAGGCTGAAGAGATGGAGCTTCGCAAGTATATTGTTGGTCGCGAGTTTCCTAAGAAGCAGGAAGGCACGCAGCGCAAGGAACTTGGCAACGGCTATGAGCTTAAAGCTGTTGTGAAGTACAATTATAATTTGGCCGATAACGATACAGTTGAAAAGTGTCTTGACCACATCTCAGCATTGGGCAACGAAGGACCGTTCATTGCTGATCGTTTGGTTAGCTGGAAGCCTAATTTTCTTAAGACGGAATACAATGATTTGCTTGAGCGCAAGTCTAAGGGTGACGAGCGTGCAATTAAGATTTTGAGCATCATTGATGAGATGTTGACGATCACTGAAGGTGCTCCTACATTAGATATCGTAGAGCCTAAATCTTCCAAAAAGAAATAAAGCATGGTCACCAATAATAAAGAATATATGGCAGAATGGCGAAAAAATAATAAAGACAAGATCAAGCAATATTCTAAAACGTTTAGAGAAAAACATGGTCCCGTAATATTAACTGACGAGCAAAAAGAAAAACAAAAAGAATATATGATAGACTATCGACGCGCGAATAAGGATCATTTGCGCAAAATGAAAAAGCTTCAAATAGCCAGTAATCCTGATTATGCAGCTTCTTTAAAAATTTCTAAAATCAATTGGAGACTTAGAAATCCAGAACATGCTAATGAATACAATAAAAGAAAAAGAGCATCTGACCCAAATTTTAAGTTAAGAATGATATTGAGAACTAGGCTTTATCAAATTTTAAAATTGGATAAGAAAGCATCTGCGTTAAGCTTATTAGGATGTTCTATAGAAGAATTTAAATCTTTTATAGCCTCTAGCTTTACAGAAGGCATGTCTTGGGATAATCACGGTGAATGGGAATTGGATCACGTAAAGCCACTAGCTCTATTCAATTTGCTAAATATGAATGAGCAAATAGAAGCATTTCATTTTACAAATTTCCAACCATTATGGAAGTCGGACAATAGAAGTAAGAAAGACAAATATGAAATCCAAAATTGAGCCGAAAGGTAAGAAGAAGTGAAATATGGGGAATTCACTGAAGAAAGTTTAAAAGCTGTTGTTGATGATCTCAAGAGCGGGCCAATAAGCACTAACAGTAGAATTACTATCTGCGATAAAGTTGTGACAGGCCTTAGAGCTGTTGTTAGCAAATCTGGCAATATAGCTTTGAGCGCCTGTTATAATTTTAACGAAAGCAGACCTATGACTAAGCTTGGTGAAATTGGTGTCACTGAGCGATATTATGAATATATGACTATCGATGATGCTAGACAGCTAACTAAGATCATCCACTCGCTGGCTGACAAAGGCATCAGTATTGAAGAAGAGATTGCAAAAATTCGTCAAAAGCTGTTGCGCGATGTTTTAGAAAAAGGCTCTGATTGGAAGCCAGGTGACTTGACATGAACATTAAAGACTTGAAAGCAGCCGGAGACTTCGCGCTAAACTTCGGCTGCAAAGCTCTCATTTATGGTCCTGCCGGTAGTGCAAAAACTCCATTGTTGAACACAGCGCCGCGACCATTGCTCCTAGCTACTGAACCCGGATTGCTATCTATGCGTGGATCAAGCATCCCCACATATGAAGCTTACACACCTGCGAAAATTGACGAATTCTTTAAATGGTTTTTCAATTCCAATGAAACCAAAAATTTTGATACACTTGGAATTGATAGCGCCAGTCAAATCGCAGACATCTATTTAATTGACGCTCAGAAGAATAATAAGCATGGTCTAAAGGCTTACGGTGAAATGGCAGAGAGCACAATGGGGCATTTGCGAACGCTCTATTACACTCGCTACAAACACACCTATGTAGTGTGCAAAGAAGAAATTAAAGATTTGGACGGTCAGTCAATGCGCCGTCCGTATTTTCCTGGTCAAGTGCTTCCTATCTCTGTGCCTCATCTTTATGACTTCATTTTAAGACTTGCAAAAACAAATGTGCCGGGAGTACAAGGAGAAACACTAGCTTTCCAATGTCAGGGAAGCTATAATGTGCTCTCGCGAAATAGAACTGGTAACTTAAGCCAGTATGAACCACCAAACTTTAGCCAGTTAGTTGAAAAGGCTATGACTGCTCCTCCAATGGTCTATTAGAAAGGAATAATGTATAATGGCTAATACATTTGAAGGAAAGCCAGATACAAGACAGTCAGATGATATAAATCATCCTGTGTCCAGGTTTCGCCCTACTTATCGTGCATTGACTGATGAAGAAAAAGCTTTGCATGACGCTATTAAAAATAAAGCTTCAGAACTTGAAGAATTGTTTAGCAAGGTAAAAACAGGTCGTTATAATTCTCTTGCTATCACTTCTCTTGAGCAGTCCATTATGTGGATTGTTAAAGAACTTACTTCTTAACCAAAAGGAAAATTATATATGCCTCCGATGAACGGTAGTTTCAACGCAAATCAATTCGAGCCAAATCAGGGCGGTGGTGGAATTCATCCCCCGGCTCAGAAGGTTCCTTTCCGTATCACCAACACGGAAATTAAGGAAAACAGCGCTAAGGATGGTGGATATTTTAAGGTTGAGTTCACTTCTCCTATGGGTGTTGTGTTCCAGAATTACAACATTTGGAATAAGACACCTAAGGCAGTTGAAATTGCACATGGTCAGCTTTCCGCTCTTTGTCGCGCAGTCAATATCTATCAGATTGATTGGAGCAATGAAGGCGCTGCTTTGCGCAATGCTCAAGGTCTCATGGATGTGGGCTATCAGAAGGGTGAAGAGCCTTCTCCTGATAATCCCAACGCGAAGGGCTATACCGAATTGAAGCGCGTCTATGATATGGCTGGCAATGATCCGTCCAAGCCCGGTCAAGCTCAGCAACCTCAGGTGCAACCTGCCCAGCAGGCACAGCCTCAGCAGATGGCCGCTCAGCCCATGACACAGCAGCCGAATGGTGCATGGGGTGCCACTCCCGCTCCCCAACAGCCGGTAGTCCAGCAAGCCGCTCCAGCAGGCTGGAATGGTCAGGGTGGACCTGCTCAGGCTCAGCCCATGCAGCAGGCTCCACAGGCTCCGGCTGGTCAGGCTTGGCAACCCGGTCAGAACGGTGGCGCTCCTAGTGGAACTCCTCCCTGGGGAAGCCGTACTTAATCATCAGTACCACTAAGACTAACATAAAAGGTACTGACAACTTGGACTGCTGATATTCGCCTATCGGCAGTCCATTTTTAATAGGTGAATAAAGATGGCTGATGAAGATTTAAAAGGTCCATTCATACGCTGGATCAATTACGGCTATGAAGGTTGGAGGCCAGAAAGCTTTCCTGATCTAGCTTCAATGCTAACTACGCCATGCAGCTATGATTTTGAAATAACTAAAAAGATAGAATTAAAAATTTCTGAAAATGGTGAAGTTACTGCATCATGGCTTTAAATCTTAGCTTGCCCACAGACAGAGAGAAGCTAGCCGATCTCATTGCAGCAGATGTAGAAGCTTTTTGCGAAACTTATTATGAGCAAGGTCATCGCAATCACTTAGGTGCGTCCGAAGTTGGCGAGCCGTGTTGGCGTCAGCTTTGGTACAAATTCAGGTGGGTGAAGCTAGAACGTTTTGATGGCCGCATGATGCGACTATTCAATGTGGGTCATTCTGCCGAACCTCGCTTTGTCGCCTATCTTCGCGGTATCGGATTTGAAGTCAGGGAGATAGATGAAGCTACCGGGGAACAGTTTAGGATCAGTGGAGCTAACGGCCACTATGGCGGCTCGCTAGATGGCTTGTGCAAAGCTCCAGCACGCTATGAGTTGTCTGAAGATATTATTCTGTCGCTCAGCTTCAAAACCAACAATACTGGGCAGGGATACGATAAAGTAAGCAAAGAAGCTCTGTCTAAAGCCAAGCCTAAGCATTGGGCTCAGGAATGCCAGTATGGCTATAAGATGGGTATCCGCTATTGCATCTATATGATTGAAAACAAAAACGATAGCGATATCACTTTTAAAGTTATTGAGCTTGATTGGAATTATGGCAGACAGCTAGAGGACAAAGCTACACAGATAATAAACTCTAAAGAGCCTCCCCCTAGGATCAGTGAAAATCCTGCAATGTTTGATTGCAAGTTTTGCACGTTCGCTGGCATCTGCCACAGGGGTGAGCAAGTAGAAAAGAATTGCAGGTCATGCCGTAATGCGGTGCCAACTGCTGACACAACTTGGACTTGCAGCCTTCACAATGGCGTAATTCCGAAAAGCTTTATCCCTACAGGGTGTCAAGACTGGAATCCAATTTGAAATGGCATATAATTTAGAAAAAGCAGCAGCTAAAGGAAATCCTAGAGCAATAGCTAAAATTAATGGCCATGACAAGTACATGCCAAATAGACCATGCCCTAAAGGGCATCAATCTTTACGCTATGCTAAATACGGTCAGTGCTTAGATTGTTTAAAAATATCTAAAGAAAAATATAGAGCTACTGAAAAAGGAAAGGCTAAAGATAAAGAATATTCTAAAAACTATGAACGGAAAGGAAAACAAAACGCTAGACTTAATTTATACGGGATAACTCAAGAGGAATATGATGCTTTAATTTTAAAACAAAACAGTAAATGTGCTATTTGTAAAATCGGTTTAGATATGGGAAAAAGAACTTGCATAGACCACTGCCACAATTCTAAAAAAGTTAGAGGGATTTTGTGCTGGTCTTGTAATGTTGGGCTTGGACATTTTAAAGATAATCCTGAATTACTAAATCAAGCTGCGCTTTATTGTGCAGAGATTTAAAATGCGACTCATTAAATCTGGCTGCTCTGATTGGAACCCTATTTAGGAGAAATAGAAATGGGCACTAAAAATAATCCAGGTAAATTTGATTGTTATGAAAATGCACTGCCTGATGAGCCAATGTTTATTTTGCTAGCTCGTGATCCTAATTTTTATAAGCATGTGATGAAATGGGCAAATGATAGAGATTTGTCAGTTATGTGTGGGGAACGTCCTCTGACTGATCATGACATGGTAAAAATAGCCAGACAATGTGCTTTTGATGGACAGAATTGGCGTCGCATGAATAATGGAATTTGGCGCAAATAAATGCAACTTCGTTTTTACCAGCAGGAAGCGCTAGACGCTCTCTATAATTATTTTCTGACCCATGAGAATGGCAATCCGTTGATTGCGCTTCCCACAGGTACAGGAAAGAGCATCCTTCCTGCTGCATTTATTTACGGCATCATGAGGCAGTGGCCGCAAACCCGCTTCCTCATGGTGACGCACGTCAAAGAACTGATCGCGCAAAATGCTGAGGAGCTTTTGAAGCTTTGGCCTACTGCTCCTTTGGGGATTTATAGCGCTGGCTTGAAGCAGAAAGACACTGCACATCCTATTATCTTCGGTGGCGTGCAGAGCATGATTAAGCATCCGGATTGGTTTGGTCACCGTGATATCGCTTTCGTCGATGAAGCTCATCTGATCTCAGGAGATGACACTAGCCGCTATCAAAGCTTTTTTTCTTTTATGAAGCTGATTAATCCGAAATTGAAAATCATCGGGATGTCAGCAACTCCATATCGAATGGGCCTAGGTCATCTCACTGACAATGGTCTGTTTACAGATGTGGTGTATGACAAGACTAGCTTAGAAGGTTTCAATGAGCTTCTAGCCGCAGGCTTCATGTCCCCTCTCGTCCCGCTTCGCACCAGGACAGAGCTAGACGTTTCCAATGTCAGTGTGAACCAAGGCGAGTTTATCGCGACACAATTGCAAGGAGCTGTAGACAAAGCTGAGATTACATTCAGTGCGCTAA